AAGCCAGCGTTTCATGCCATTCTAACAGTTCTGGAGTTCCTGTCAATGTCGGATTATTTGGATCTGTAGTTCCTAAAAGAGCTTGCGAAGGCTGTCTATAAGCTATCAATTCCACAGTGTAACCCTTATCGGGCACTGGACGTAAAGTAAATTGATTCTGAAAGAACATTATAGCTTGTGGAATGGCTAAGTTTGGTGGATTGGCTGGGTTATATTCTATTGTGATATCGTTTCCTGATGGTATTGCCTGTGTAAATATCAGGCCGATAACCTCGCCAGTTTCATAATCAATAACACCACCTTCTAAGCAATCACCTATTAGGTTGCCTGCTCCATCATCGGTAACGTTCAATGTACTTCCATAAGATAGATTTGCTGTTATTAAAAGGTTTTGAACCCTGCCAATATTTGCTTGAGGAAATGAGGTTGATGTTGGATCTGTCAAAAAATTAGTGGTTGGCACTGTATTTGTCTGCACCATAGGCTTATTTCTAGTGCTGCGAATTAGCGGATGGGCTGTGCAAGTGCCAGAATATGCGCCAAATGTCCAATAACCGCTTGGTGCGCTATATGCTTGATAAATAGGGTTTGTTCCATCAATACCGTCCAGTGTGAAGTTGTTGGCATCAACAAAGGTGATGGTATAATATAGATTGTTTAATGCTGTTGTTCCTACTATTCCGGTTATTGCAATTTCATCACCTGTCGCAAGTCCATGAGCTGCACTTGTAATTTGTATTGGATTAACTAAAGAGACCGCTGTTATGGCGCCATTTTCACCGCCATTGCTACCGTTCCCGGTTGCTAAAGTCTCTTGATATTGCCAATTGTACCAAACACCGAAGAAAGACCAAGGGTCTTGGAATAACGTAACTTCACGTTTAGAAACATAGCAAGGCATCTCAATTGTAGTATAATGCTCACTGTCGAAAGGGTATGTATCTATTCCCCGTTGAGTATTGAACGTATATTTGTCTTTTAACTTTAGACTGCGAAATTGCGCTGGAAAGTCGTAAAGATAAAAGCTATTTATATAATCAATGATCTGAGCATCTGTTAGCTGATTCGTTGTTGCCGAACCCGTTAATTTTCGGACTTTTACTATGATATCTGCCAAGGTTGCAATACTCATACAAGCCTATTATCAAAACAATCGTTAAGGATCATTGCCGGGGAATACTCTGCTAAATTCACCCCTGAACTTGATGGAACTGCACAAGGGGGAGTTGTCTTAGCTAAATCACCAGGGACAACAAAAGGGGTGAAATTTGTACTATCAATGTCTAAAGTCACTGTATCGCTAGTAAGTCCTAGCACTTTCCCTCTTCTATTATTTATTTCTTTCATTCCATAAGGTCTGCTAACTCTTAGTGATATGTATTCATTCAAAACAAAGTTATGATCTGTTGTAAATGTCACTACTGCATGTTGTTCGTTCGTAATGTCCTCAATTAACACAACATTAGGAACGAACTCATTGGTAGTCATTAGAACATCTCAACGGGTGTAAATCTTACTCTTGATTGCACTTCATAAGTTGATGGCAATCCACGATCGGGTAATTCTCCATCTATTTGCGATGCGCCTTGTCCCTTCATCATTCCGAACTTACGTATCTTTTTCTTACAATTATTAAGATGCTTAACAATTCCCATTGGCAATTCAGTAATTTCTCCATGGGTTAACCTAATAGTTTTAATAGGCTCTCCTCTGAAGAAACGATAGCTAAAGTCTAGCCATCCGCCTTGAGCATCGATAAACTCAAACATTCCTTTGACCATCTTTTCACTTTCTTTTCTAAGCTTTTTAACTTTTTCATCATAAACTTCCGGTGGAAGCTTATTAACTTGCTTTCTTGAATGCTCTTTTACTTCCATTATTTTTCCTTTATTTAAAGAGGGGGTTTCCCCCCTCTATTTATTAGAATATATCAATTCTATAATCATCGTACTTTCTAGCTTCCCAACACCAAACATCACTTACATCTGAAGTAAATGAAGATGTATTGAACAAGTCGTTTCCGAAGCGAATGAATCTTTGGTTTCTATTATCAAATGCGTCTAATAGATTCATGCCCGGAGGCTGTTGAGGTACTGTAGCGCTTGCATTGAATGGAACTACTCCAGACGATGAAGGCACAGCAACAGATGGGCTTACTCCAGCTGCTGCGATTGCACTAGTTGGATAAGAATAAGCTGCTGTAATACCACTTGTATCAAGATCTAACAATACAGAAGATTCACTTGCTGTATTAACAACACTTAATACACGTGCTGCTTTGTTATTAATCGATGTCCAAGCTCCTGATCCATATTCTACAGGTATTCTCAAGGAAATATATTCACCAGGGGTAAAATCATTAGCCACAGTAAAATATACTCTTGCTTGAGCTGCTCTTGTGATACCAGCAATAAATTTATAACGAGGATAAAATCTCCCTGGAATAAATTTAAGGACTTGTGCTGCTGTTCCTGATGCTGCAAATGAGTTTGCAGATGCTGTGACAGCTGCTGCCATCATACCTAACGTAATGCTGACGTTTGCTGTTACTGCTGTTACTTGGAAATCAAGTCCAGAGATTTGCTGCATAGTTGTAACACTATACATACGTACAATATCACCAACACTGATACCAGCAGTACTTGCCATCGCTACAACAAAAGTTGTGTTGTTTGTTGTAGTTGCTGTCAAAGCTGCATAAGTTGGTGGATTTGCAGTATCAAAATATGATATTGCATCAGCTGTGCTTCCAGATGCCGGCAATATACGTGAAGTTAACGCAGGATTAGTTGCATCTGAACTTTGGAAAATACCTCTTGCACTATTCTGCACCATTCCTTTCGCCCACCACCATTGGATAGCTTGAGCATCACTTGCCTCACCCCATCCTGTAATGGATCTGCAAATAACAAAATCAGGCTCTCCCATTCCAACTAGTGGAACGTTAACTCCTGTTACTGTGGTAGCATTCAAAGTGAAACGTCCACCAGCAATCATTTGATAAGGTAACATATTAGATCCTCCTTATATGCCGGTTGAGCGTAGGTTTTGAAGCCATAGGTCGTTTGTAATACATTGGCCTTGATAGAAAGAACAACCCGCTGTATGTCTTAACCATTCTATTACTTTCAGCAACAGCTTGCTTACTGACCAATTTCTTGGCGGAGAAACCGCTTCGGATCTCTCTCTACAGGTTTCCTCTGTAGTTTGGACTATCGCATCCTCATTTGAGGTCTCAAGATTTAGTCTCTCACGCTGGTTTATATGTTCTATGCTCATTCCCATGACATTTTCGACAAAGCCAAACGACTTCAAGTGGCTTTTCATAATCATTGTGATGAGCTTGTGGCTTACATTCAATTTTACATTGTTCGCATGATTCAGGACGGACAAGATGTCCAAACTTAATTGCCAGTCTGACAAAGTTATGACATTCAATTTTTTGTCTATTCCTTTTACGATAGGCTTTTGTTTGTGCATATCCATTAGATTTTCTTGATTCTCTAAGCTTATCCAAAATTTTTTCTTTGTTTCTTTCGTAATAAGCTCGTTGATTTTGAAGAATCTTTTCTGGATTTCTTTTTGCCCATCTTTCATGTTTAGCAAGACAGACTTCTTTACGTCTTTGGTAATATTCACGGTCTTTAATAAGCTTACATGCTTTGCATTGCTCAGCATGACCATTCTTACCTTTCTTGCTCTTATAAAATTCATTGTATGACTTTTCAATCTTGCAAATAGTGCAAATCCTTTTTTCCATATATCACTCCTTGTTATCGGAGTTATTATATACTGTAGGTTTGTACTATTCAACATATTTTACCTTGCGCCTTGTCACCATAACTATGCTGCAAGAGCATATTCGTAGGTTTCCAAGTCAATTACTTGAGATTTTACATGCACATTTTCTGTTTTTATGCATGGGTCGTTATTATACCCTGGTGGTAGATAGATGAATTTCATCTTACCGCCTGCCTGCCATACAACTTTGTAAGACTCTTTCGCAGCTACAAAGCAGTTTGCAACATCAGCACCCGCTAATGAGGCATTTGGTGTTACACTACCTTGGGATGACACAAAAACTCTGACATTGTTTACTCCTCCCCATTCTGTAGAAAGCACGTTATCTACATTTGGGTATTGGAATTTACGTACAAACCCTTGGACGTTATTTAACACCGGAATCATACGTGTCGAGCACATCATTCCGTAGGCATCACCAATTGGTGATGTACCAATCTTTAGCTCGCCTGGAATCATGTTTGTGATGTATTCAGCGTCGTTATCTTGTAACAATGCCACAATATCATCCATGTCGCTAAGTGCAAGCTCTGTTGGCAAGTCACCATTCGAACCGCCTACTGAGTTTACCACGGAAGCTGTACTTTCTAGGTTGTCTCTCTGTAGGGCGTCCTGAGTTTCTCTAGCGGCTTGGCCTAAACGAGCTGCTGCTGAATTTAATATGGGATCCTCGTTAGTAATAGTAACCTGCCTGGTTAATACTATATATGTTGCATATACTCTACATTCTGTTACTTTATTAACCATATTTAGTTTATTCGTTAACTAATTATGGCGGGGAAACCTCTTCGGATCTCCCTCTCTATATTTCTATAGAGAGCAGACTTTCGCTTCATGCTTTTGCATGTCTACCCGCTTAAGTCGTTCAGGCCGTACACAATCTATTTGCTCTTTATGCCCATATACTATATATTTACTCATTGCAGTATAGAGGTTTATATGAAGAAAATTGATTGTTCTTATCTTGCTGGTTATATAGACGGTGATGGATGTTTTTACATGGATTATGTTAAGCACAGAAATCCACTTAAAAAACCTCATCATCGTTGTATTTTGAAATTTGCAAGTGTCACAGAATCCCAAATTAAATGGGTTTCTGAACTTTTTGGTTTTGGATACTGGAAAAAATCTGATACAAAACAGATTAAAAACAGTAATCGTAAACCAGTTTATGAATGCAATATCAGCGGAGAAAAACTTGATTTTGTTCTTGCTAAAATTTATCCATACTTGAAAATCAAAAAACAACATTGCGAGATAATGATGAAAATGCGAGAAACATATACCAATCCTCTTGGAGGCGGTGCTTGCACTGCTGTTCCAGATGATGTTTATGATCTTCGACATTCTTATTATCTCCAATTACGTTCTATAAATACTCACCAACAAGGTCAGTATCGTACTTGCCCCTTGTCACCATAAACTATGCAACTAGTTCGTAGGCTTCCAAGTCAATTAGGGCTGATTTATCCAGGGCTAGTGTGTCAACCCTGCAATCCACATCCACTCTATTCAACTGCTGAGAAGGTGGATTAGTTTGTGCATCATCTAGTGGGACTGGAAATAAATCCAATCGATCGTAACGGCTTTGTCTATCAATAAAGCCTTGGTTATCCGGCAACTCAACAGGCATAGCAAAAAGATTGTGAATCAAATTACGTTCTGGAGTTGACAGAAGCTTGGAATTATACCTCTGCTGAATTTGCGGAGGCATAGTAGAAATGGAAACTGTCATCTAAAACCTCAGTTTAATAACTGTAGCTTGCTTGACTTGCGTAACCCATCATCTCCTTATAAAGGTCTTTGTAATCTGAATCGGTCATCTTAAATGCTTGAGCCATCGGACGTTTGTCGTAAGCTTGAGGCGTTTGAACGGTTTTAGCGTTCTGCTCTAGCTTCTTATCAACTTCCTTAGCACGTCTTGCATCGGGGACTTTTTCAGATAACTTCATTGCTTTGATGTACTTATATGTCTGTACACCAATTTTATAAGGGTCTTTGAGTTCAACAATAGTTTGGGCAAGTTCAGGGTCTTTTTCTTCTAAAAGTGCCATTGTGTCAGCATTGACAACTTCATCGAAGTCACTGAACCGAGATTTTAGATTGTCTAAGAATCTAGACTGCTCCCTTTGCTTTTGAATATTCTCAAACTCTTGGAGAGCTTCTTTCTTGATGGAATCTCTTTCTTTTTGCATAAGCTTTTTCACTTTGCCTTTAGGAAGAAACTCGTCATCGCTGAGAGAATCTAGCTCATCGACCTCTTGCTTAGGAGTTGGCTGATTGGCCAATGTCATTTGCATTAACCTTTCATTCATTTCCTTTTGCATTCTCAGTTCGTTTTCGAGCTGTTGTTGTTTCATACGCATTTCACGCCAGTTTTTATCCTGTTTAGTTTCTACAGGTGGCGCCTCTGCTTGAACTGCATGGTTTGTCTCTGGAGTTACGACCTCTGGCATTACGCTATTTTCTTGGACATCATCCATGTGCTAACAATCCTTTTGGCTTGGTGAGTGCCTTTTACAACCAATCACGCAATTTAAGGCTTGCGGTAGCCTTTGATTGCGAAATAAAGAGGAATTATTTAAATTTCAAGTATTAATAAAGTGAATTAAATGCCTATATGCCCTAAATGTTTACGTGAATACAGCGAGGCTGATTTTTATGGAAAAGAAGTATGCTATCGGTGCACTTACCAACTCAAAACAGAGAAAGACATCCCCGAACTTTCGGGCAGGTCTTGTAAGCTCTGCAAAGGCCCCATTGAAGAAGGGAGGAGTTTCTACTGCTCACAAAAGTGTGCTGACAAGTTCCACGAAGAAAAGAAAAAAAACGCCTGGTATTTGAAGCTTAAAGATAAAGGTAATGGATGGAAAGAAACTCCATTAGACTTTAGGCGACTAGAATCTTAGGTGGTTTCTTATAGAATTCAGTAAGCTTGGCATCTTGATAATGGGGGTTGGCTGTCCAGTTGCCCATTTCATCTTTCATGAATCCAAAATGCTCTAAGTTTAGATTCTTCCATGCTTTAATTTCCTTTAGCATGTCGTAATCAAATAAAGCTTCGTTGGCTAACATATTATCCATCTCTGACCAGTGGGGGAGACACCAGCAAAAGCGAATGTCACCATTGCGATGGATCTTGAAAACGACTGTGTCATCTTCCGGGTATGGACGGTATTTTGTAGTAATGATGCGACGAAGTAATGCACGTGGCATCTGACGGTCTTTCTTTTCGTGTACTGTAATATAGTAATCACATTCACCGTCAAATGGTCTAGATTGAATGGTATCATTGAGATCAGAAACAAGGGAGGACATTAGTTCGTTGGTAAGATCACCGGCTTGAATAGGGGATTTATCGCCATGAATTTGAGCATCACGATAAATTGCCCCTACCGTCTTACGATCACCGTATTGAGACTTATGTTCCATTACTTCTTTTTCTTTAGCGATTTGCTGAGTTTCTTATCATCTGCAATCTGTTCTTTAAACTCTTTAGTATCTTCTTTCAAATGCTTAAGAACCTTTTTAACAACTTTTTTCTTACCGTTTTTCATTTTATTGCTTTGGCATCATTAGAGTTGGGGTTTGCATATCACGAAGCTGTCTATTTTGTGCCTCGCTTTCACGTTGAACTTGTGCAAGCGGCATATGCTTCATAGTCTTCTGGTCTGCTACAATAGGGCCTTTTTGGCATGCAACTTTATTGTATTTGCCTTCTTTCATGAGTAACGGCCCTTATAAGCTTGTTTTTCTATTTTTCCGGCTGCTTTTGACTCTTGAGTATTATGACGGGAGATATATTCAGTAGTTTTGTTAAACTCTTTTTGTGAAAACACTGCTTCAGGACGTTGATAGTTCTCAACATCTGGCTTCATGTTGCCTTGATCTTTTCCTAAGTTTCCATAGTTTCCCATAAATCACCTATTGGTTAAATTTGCAAATAATGAGATATTTTTTATTTGGCAACCTGTTCTTTTACCGCTTCTGCTGCCGGGTTAAATTCTAATTCGTTAATTCGATGGAGCATTTCAATTTTACTTGCTAAATGCTCGGTATCCATAGATTGCAATTCTTTAATAATCTTGACGATATTTAGCATTGATGCGGTGTCTTCCTCTTGAGATTTACGTAATTTATCAACCGCTACCGCACGATCCGTTTGAATTTTTTGAATTCTTTCAGCTGCTAGACCTTCTTGAGAGTGTGCATAGGATATTTTTGCTTGGTTGTCGATCTGTAACTGCTGCATTTGTAGCTCTTCCATCTTCTGCTGCTGTTGCTGCTGTGCTTGTTGTGCTTTAGTAATCTTTTCGATGATGCGATCTTTATTTTGTATGGTCATTGCTTCAAGTATTTCCTCCATGGGGAATATACCTGGAGGCAATATCTGCTGTGCATGTAACAATTGAGCCAATTCAAGTTGCTGTTGAGATTCCGTAAGTACGCCTTGGACAACCTTTGCCCCATATTTGAAAAACGCTTTGTTATCAAATTCGGCTGTAGGATCTTCGCCAGTAACTTGTTTAACTTTTCCAAATGTCCAATTCTTTTGTATCATTTCACAAATAATATCACCGCAAAGACGTTGTGCTTCATCAAACTGGTCAAACACACGCTGTAGATTGCGTGCTGTTGCTGCTTGACGCATCATAGATATGATGCCGGCCTTATCATCTACATCTATACCCATAGCATTTGGATCAACTCCAGCAATGCGATGGGCAACATTCATTAACATTTCTTCCATTTGAAGCATAACAGGGGAGGGAGGCACAATTTGCATTGGCTCAACGTCTTGCATTTGGAATTTAGGGTCAATGAAAAGGACTCTTCCGTTACCTGTGTTCAGAGAATCTTCAGGAGTAACCAAAGCCCCTTTTTTGACTTTTAAGCCTTGTTGTTGGCTTTCAAGAATGTCAAGATCAGCGACTTTACGCCTATTAAACAAGTACTGAGCATCTCGCATATCACGAACAATACCCCTAAACTTATAAGCATAATAGGGAGTATCAGGAGTAAAATAAGCAAGCATAGGAACGTAAGGATATCGGTCAATACCATAGGGGTTCGCTTCATCGATAAGTGTTCTGTCATTGAGTATAATGCTTCTGCGAACTGTGGGCTTGGTTTTCTTTACTATCTTTAGCCTGTCTTTGAATTGGTGCATGATTGCTCGGGCATCCTCTTCATCACCAAAGAATTCTTGTGTTTCCCCAGTCTCTTTATCTATGAGATATTCACATTCACGGGTTGATGAATACCAATATTCATCTAGGGCTACCATATTCGGGAATTGTATTTGATAGACTTCTGGCATGTAATAGAATTTGTCATCACGATAAGTGCCTTTTGGCAATGACATAATCTCATCACCAAACTGCGAATAGAGTTGAGCTGCTTCTTCTCTACCAAAAAACTGTCTAGTCCAAAAGAATCTAGCATCGGACATATCATGCTTACGGAAAAAGGGATCACATAGGCAGCTTTTGAAATCTATATAGCGCAGTTTGATATCACCCGACACAGGGTCATTTGTTGTATCTTTAAAGATCGAAATAAAGCCTATACCTTGCGTCAAAGCACCTTGTTCAAAGCAATCAGAATATACTTGATAAGCCCCTGATTGATTGTGCACGTAATACAAGCATTTTGTAAGCTGATCGGCAGTTTTTTGCATACCGCCATGGATAGGTATTGCGATAGTTGATTTACGTGTTTGACGTTGTTGTCCACTGATAGCTTGCAAGATTGGGTTGATAATATTGAAATTGAACATCTTTCTGCGGTAGGTGGCCACACCCGGGAAGATTAAACCCCAGATATCTTGATCACCCATTGCAAAACGCTGATCTACGTCGGCTTGATACCACTGCGTTTGCAGTATGTTAATGCAATCAGAATAGTTTTTCTGTCTCGCTTGCGCAAGTGAGCGATCTATTTCATTTGATGGGTATAGGATTGGATCGGCGTTCTTCAAAAGAATTACCTGAGTATTTGGTAATCTGTGAATTAACTAGATATTTATTTTTTTTCAACTTTATATCCGTATTGTTCAAGAAATTCTTTGTAGAATGCTATTTTATCTTCTACTCGTTGCCCTGGAGGTTGGGCTTTACTCCATAATTCTAAGTTTTCAATTCTATTATCATCACGAATACCATTTTTATGATGAACATTTTCATGTTTTGCTAGATATCTTCCTAAATGCATCGACATCACATAAACATGCTCTAACACTCTTCCATTTTTATTTTTTCCTTTTTTATATTCTGGTAGAAATATAGTCCTATAACCATTTGGTTCTGTACATCCTTGCCCTTTTTCAGCAATGCATCTTGGCTGTTCTAATGGTAATTCTCTTTTTATTCTTACAGCATCTCTTTTGGCTTTATTAGATTTTTTTAGCTGTTCAATATACCAGGTGGGACGATTCTTCAAATGTTCTTTTCTATAGCAAGGTTGGCATATTGTTTTTGAACTACCTCTAGGCTCCCTATATCCACCACAATTAGCACATATATTAGCTGAAGTAGTTTCGGACTGCTTTTGCGTCATTTTCGATTGAACCTGAATTAGCGATAAACTTTAGACCTTGAACAAGATACCTCATTGCATCGCAATAATGACTTGCCCAATCATGTCTTGGTTTATTTGCATAAACCTTATGCTTATCATCCCATTCTCTATGATAGTTTTCAAGTGATTTCAATAATCCTTGACATTTCTTTGAATCAATCATGATTCTAGATGAAAGATGTGCTTTAACTGTCTCTATACCATCTGCTATTAATGCCTTAGGTACAGTTGTGACAGGTATTTGTAGGTCTTCTAATATTTCTTTTCGTGTGCATCCCGAACCTAATCCGTCTATTTGTTCAACATCGTGAGGGAAAAGGTAAACACCATATTTATAACCTTTATCTATTAATATTTTTTTCCATTCTGATAATGTTGTGGATGATCTTTCTTCACAATCTATAATCTTTATAGTGTCACCGGAAATCTGAAAGAATATTATTGCTGTTGAATCATCCCATCCTAAATCCGCGGCACAGTGAACGAGTTTGTAAGGATCGTAATTGATAGGACAAATCCGCTCCTCTTCTCTCATTTTATTTATCAATTTTGCATAGTAAGAACCCTCAATACCTCGGTCAAAGCTACACATATACTCTTGTAATGCTAACTCCTCGGACATGCCGTCTTTCATCTCCTGTTCAACATCTTGCCAGGTTAAAACGTTTGTGTCTTTGATGGTGAGCTTTTGTCCCCACCATCCTTCTGTGGTTTGTGAGGTACGAAATAATTCATAGAAATGATTACGACCACGTGGAGTACTAATAAAGATAGCGTAACCACCGTTAACTTTAAGAATAGGTCGAATGTAATCCCAAGCCGCTGGGTCTTGCAGTGCGTATTCACTAAACACCACAATCTTGGGGTTTGTCCCCATAAGGCTATCGATATTATCGCTGCCAATAAGTTGAAACAAACTTCCATTCTTAAACCTTATTTTCATTTCCTGTTGATTCTTTTGAGCGATTAACGCTGAAGGTGCGTAGTCTATAATACGAAAGCCATCGCTGTTGGAGGCATCCCATATTGCTTTCTTGGCTTGCGCATAGGAGGGAAATACATAGAAGCAATCAGCACCAATAAAGCCCACTTCATGAAGTTTACGAATAACCCAATTGAATATAGTGAGATCTTTTCCTGCCCGTCGATGGCATGCCCATACAACTTTCTTAATACCTGCATCAAGTTGTTTGATGATCTCGTCTTGATAGGGGCGGCGTGTGAAGTTATGAGGGAGGTTGACTGTTAACGAGCTTGTCATTTATATAGACTGTTACAGGTTGTTTCGAGGTGTCATCGTTCTTTTTCATAGATTCTATAACTTGCATATCTTCGAAGTCTAAGATTTTATTGTGGATGTCATAATTATGCTGATACTTATTGTATAGGTTCCATTGCATTCCGTCAGTCATGACCATTTCTGTGCGTCTTTGGGCTATACGGTTCTTTGCTTTATAATACGCTACGGCAAAGTTTTCGTCATTTTTAGCCCACACACTAGGTAGACGGGGGTCTATATCAACCTCGTCAATCCAAGCTAATATATCGTAATTGACTGGGTTTTTAGACCATTCTTCGATATGCTCAGCAAGCTTTTTAATATCATGCATGGCAGGCCTACCGAATACGTATTTTCCTGGTGTGTTTATTTTAGCTACATTCATTTTAAGCTGGGGTTACCAGATATTTAGAAGGTTCACATTGGGTAATAGTGTATTTATTGTCGGGTCCATTGATTCCACCACAATTACAATTTTTATCACCACAAAGAAACTTAATGAGTCGTTTGTATTGGTCTTCGTTTATACAATCATCATCACAATCAACTAATACAACTTTTTTTGTTTTATGTTTCTTATTGTGAAACATTATTGCACGTCTAGTCATTATTTCTTTATTTTCTTTTTAGATTTAGCGATCATTTTATCTTGTTTTTTGTCAAGCTTTTCTAATGACTTGAGTTGCTTGCCTTCTTTTGCATTTGTTTTTTCGATAGCTTTAATTTTCTTATGCATGCTGTAAGTCTCGGTATGTGTTAAGCCTTATGTTATTTGCTGTTGTTTTTTCTATCAAGAGATTCTTTTTTTATCTTTTGCGGTTTCTCTGGCCTATGTTTACAGAATTCGCATTCGGGATCTTTACAACAAGGTTCAAGCCAAACATTGCATTTATCGCAGTAATAAGCATCCCATTTTTTATTATAAGACTTCTCTTGTCCGCAGTCGCAATGGGGATTCCATTTCATAGTTATTCTTAGTTATATAGGGTTATAGCTGAAATTAGCTATAGCTAATCGCCCCAGTGTTGATTGTTCCATTCTGAGTTTACATCTTTCTTGATGTTGTTAACTGGAATGGGAATTGGTTTACTTTTGTCTAGAATTACTAACGGATTTGTTACCAATTGGGGAGCGACAAAAGTGGAAATATCTTCATCTGATTCTGATTCGTCAGCGTCATAATTGCACGTGTATTGCACAGGAATTGCACGGATAATTTCGGGGCTATTCGGAGGGACTATAGTGGTGTGATAATGTACTGGGTTAATGCTCATCTGGTCCATCTCCGTTCAAGTATTGCTTTCTTGGGGGGTATTTTAGATCGGGAACATGATAGATTTCAATCTGTAATGCTTGATCGATATCAAATAGGATGCGTTCACCGGCGATAAGTTCTGCAATCTCATCATTGTTTAATTTTATGCGGATTATGCAAATGTCATCTAAGTTAACATCCATTGTCTTTAATTCTTCGTATAATGTGATTGGTTAAGTCGTTTGATTCAGTCAACATATTGGTCTACCTTCACCAGATACTCGATCTGAGTGGATTTCTTGAGGTTCTACGAGGTTAGGGATATTCATTCTTGATATGAGGGTTTCATTTCGCGAATGAGAGCATTCATGACGATGAGACCATCGGCAGTATTTTGGTAAGCGACTGACGAGTTTACAATC